CCTATGACTCAAATTTTCAACTCTTCCAAGGCTTCTATTGTTAATCTGTTTAATGCAGGTTATAATCCTCGTTATTTCAATTGGAAGACAAAGCTTGACGTCATCAATGGTGCCTTTACTACCACTCTTAAGTCTTGGGTTTCTCCTGTTACCGAATCTCTTCTTTCTGGATGGTTTGGTTTTGGATATAATGAAGGAACTGTTAATAAAAACAATAAGGTTGTTTTGAATTATAAGTTCTTTAAGGTTAACCCTTCTGTTCTTGATCCTATATTTGGAGTTACTGCGGATTCTACTTGGGATACCGACCAACTTCTTGTCAATTCTTATATCGGTTGCTATGTTGCCCGTAATTTGTCTCGTGATGGTGTACCTTATTAGTTTTTTGTTTTTACTATGATAGGAAAGTTTAATTCTTTGGAATGTCTGGAACAAGGTTCTGGATTTATTCCTAATGTTGAGCCTGATGCTTTTGCTGTTGCTCCTCAGTTTGATTCTACCGAGGAACTTCGTGTAGAAATTGATGATACTGATGAATCTCGTCCGGTTCGTTATACTTCTGATGTTCGGTTAATCCTTCATACTAAGGATTTGGCTTCCCGTGCTGGTCTTGCTGTTGCTTCTAAGTTTGGACAAAACAACCAGTCTCCCTCTCAAATTCAGCAAATAATGGATACGATGTCTGATGATGACCTTTTGGCAACGGTACGTTCTCGGCATATTCAGGCTCCTTCTGAAATTATTGCTTGGTCTAAGGAATTGTCTGCTTACGCTGAACATCTTGAGTCTCAAGCTCAAGAATTGATTGACGCTGAAACTTCTAAACAAAAAACAGAAAAGGCGGATGCTGCTTCCGCTAATGCTGTTTCTTCTGAATAATGGGTTTACTTAGTTCAATCGCTGGTGGTCTCTTTGGTATTGGTTCTTCTGTTATTCAGAATTCACAAAATAGACAGAATGTCCAGGAGACTAACCAGATGAATTATAAGATTAATCAGATGAATAATCAGTTTAACGAACGTATGGCGATATAGCAGCGTAATTGGCAGGAGAATATGTGGAATAAGGAGAATGCTTATAACACTGCTTCTGCTCAACGCCAACGTCTTGAAGAAGCTGGTTTGAATCCTTATCTGATGATGAACGGAGGTTCAGCTGGTGTTGCTCAGTCTGCCGGAACTGGTGCTTCTGCTTCTTCTTCTGGAAATGCTGTTATGCAACCTTTTCAGGCTGATTATTCTGGTATAGGCTCTTCCGTTGGTAACATTTTCCAATATGAGTTGATGCAATCTGAAAAGTCTCAATTGCAAGGTGCTAGACAGCTTGCTGATGCTCAGGCAATGGAAGTTCTTTCCAATATCGATTGGGGAAAACTTACTGACGAGACTCGTAATTATTTGAAAACTACCGGGTTGGCTCGAGCCCAGCTTGGTTACGCTAAGGAACAGCAGGAGGCCGATAACATGGCAATGACAGGTCTTATCATGCGTGCTCAACGTTCTGGTATGCTTCTTGATAATGAGGCTAAAGGTATTTTGAATAAGTATCTTGACCAACAACAGCAAATTGATTTGAATGTTAAGGCTGCGGATTATTATCAGCGGATGGCTGCCGGCTACCTTTCTTATTCTGAAGCTAAAAAGGCTATAGCTGAAGAGGCTTTGGCCGCTGCTCGTACTCGTGGTCAAAACATTTCTAATAAGGTTGCTTCTGCTATTGCTGAGTCTCAAATTGCTGCTAATATTGCGGCTAATGAATCTTCTGCGGCTTATCATAATGAAGAGCTCAGGCTAAATCTTCCTCAAGACAATGCTCGTAGTAGTAATATTGAGGCATGGTATCGTTCTAGAAATGAGAAGAAAAGGTATAAGTATTTTGACGCTGATAAATGGGTCAACTATGGCACTAGCATTGGTAATACTATAGGCAATTTCTTACCTCATAGGATTATTTCTAAGTCTTTTTCTCGTTCCATTAACCATAACTCTAACACTGGTTCTAATACTAATTATAATTACAATTATAGTCATTAACGTTAGTATTTTTCTCATATTTACCCGGCCGTACTCGATGCGTGCCGGGTTTTGTTGTTTGGAGTAACTTCCGGCAACCGCGCGAAGCGTGGTTATACACTCCCTGAATTCCGGGAGACTCCGTCGACTGGAATCAGAACCGTAAGGTTATAGTACTGCCTTCCTTTAAGCTTGATGTTCGCAACGCGTAAGCAATTCCCCGGAGAACTTCTCTCTGCCGTCGCTGCTATACCCCTAAAATATTATTTGACGAAGTCTACATGAGTTTGCCCGAAGGGAAAGCGATTTACCTCATCGCTTTCAGTCTCCTCTTGTCTTATATACGCAAACTCACAGACCAACCTGTCACCCACATAACTTATTGTTTATTTATGTTAATAATACATGCGTATATTTGCTTCTTTTAAATTTTTATTCATATCTTTGTTTTGTCTTTAAAATCAATGTATAATTAAAATTTTAAGTGTTATGGAAAATTGTTATTTGTGTTCTGTACAGTCTAAGGTAAATCCTGCTCAAAATGAGACTGTTCTCGTTCCTGTCGAAAGTATTTCTGAGTTTGTTTCTTCAACTCTCCGGCCTGATTGCCTTCTTATTATTTCTCCATGTTCAACCTTTAAATCAATTTCTGATGAAAAGTGAAACTAAGTCTAAAATCTGGTCTGCAATTATTGCAGCTGCTGTTAGTCTTCTTACGTCTATTGCTCAGATATTTTCGTAATCGTAAGCTATGAACCCTGAATTAATGAAATTTGTTGAGTGGCTTCTTCGCCGAAATCTTCATTTTACTGTCACTTCAGCTTTTCGTACCAAGGAGCAGAATGAGGCATGTAATGGTTCTGAGAATTCTCAGCATTTGACCGGAGATGCTATTGATTTAAAGCCTTTGGATTTTTCGGTTGACTCTTTAGTCTTTGTAATTAAAGATTCTCCTTTCAAGTTTGACCAACTTATAAAGTATCGAACTTTTGTTCATATTTCTTTTGCTCGTGGTCGCAATCCTCGTCAAATGGAGCTTAATTTTTCTAATAGAAAATGATTACTAAGGAATTACAGAATAAGTTAGTGACTCGTTGTCAGCACCCTCGTACGGTTGTCAATAAGTATACTCAAGAGTCCGTTGTTGTCCCTTGTGGCCATTGCCCCTCTTGCGTTCTTCGTCGGTCTTCTATTCAGACAAACCTGCTTGCTACTTATTCTGCTCAATTCCGTTATGTATATTTTGTCACTCTTACTTATGCTCCTTGCTTTCTTCCTACTTTGGAGGTTTCGGTTGTTGAAACTTGCACGGACGATGTTGCGGACGTATCCTGTGTTCCCAATATTGATGAGTTGGACGCTGATGACCCTAATGCTTATTTGTTTGGTTTTCGCAGCGTTCCTCGTTCCGCTTCTGTCAAATTAAAAAATTCTACTGTTGAGCGTACGTTTAAAGACCCTGAGATAAAATTTTCTTATCCCATGAAGCCTAAGGATTTGTTGTCTATTCTTGGGAAGGTTAAGCATAATGTTTCCAATAGAATTCCTTATATTTGTAATCGTGACCTCGATTTATTTTTGAAACGTTTAAGAAGTTATTTCCCGGATGAAAAATTTCGTTACTACGCTGTATCAGAATACGGCCCTACCAGTTTCCGCCCGCATTGGCATTTGCTATTGTTTTCCAATTCCGAACGATTTTCGCAAACTATTTGTGAAAATGTATCTAAGGCTTGGTCTTACGGACGTTGTGATGCGTCATTGTCGAGAGGATTCGCAGCTTCATATGTTGCGTCGTATGTTAATAGTTTTGTCGCTTTACCCGACTTTTATACTCAAATGCCAAAAGTGGTGCGACCTAAATCCTTCCATTCCATTGGATTTACAGAATCAAATCTCTTTCCTCGAGAGGTACGAGTTGCCGAAGTTGACGAAGTTGCCGATAAGTGCCTTAATGGAGTCTGCGTTGAGCGCAATGGACATTTTTGCACAATTAAACCTTCTTGGCCGTATCTCCTTCGATTATTCCCGAGATTTTCAGAGCCTATTCGTAAATTTCCATCGCGTGTTTACCAGTTATTATCTGCTGCGTTCACAGCACCCGGGAGAGTCGTTCGTGGCGGATGCGCCGATTTAGATTGCGATCCTTTTAGTGTTGATTCTAAACAATCTCTTTTATCTTTTTGTAAGAAATATTTAAATTATGTAGATAATTATGGAAAATCAAATGAACATAGGAACTTTCTCTCTCCTCAGGCAAATTTACCGCATAGTGATATTCTCATTTTGTCTGAATGTCGTTTGTACGATGGTGTTGATTTGGACCCTGTTCATCGCGCCTCCCGCGTCTACCGCTTTTTTCTCGGAATTAAGAAGTTTGTTCGAGTCTATTCATCAGCCGGAGATCCAAGATGCTTCTTTCCCAGCTGCTTTTTCGGAGGAACATTCCCTGAACAAATAGATTTTTTGCGTATTCTTTCCGTTAAAATAGTTGATTTTTGGAATCGTTACGAGTACAATCGTCTTGTTGATTTTTATCAGACTTTGGAAGATTCCAATGACAAAGAATTGGTTGACTTTGAACTTCGTAACTATTCTTTTCGTTATGATAAGTCTGTTCTTGATGAAGAAACTCCTTATAATGAATTGCCTCTTGTTCGTCACTTGGCTGCCGCGTCATTGATGAAATGTCGGGATAAGGTCAAGCACAAGAAGGTTAATGATTTGTCAGGTGTTTTCTTTTATGAATAATATGTTTAATTTTTTAATTTGTTTTTATGGCTTCTTACACCGGAATGTCCAATCTTCAGAATCACCCTCACCGTTCTGGATTTGATATTGGACGTAAAAATGCGTTTACTGCGAAAGTTGGTGAGCTTCTCCCTGTCTATTGGGATATTTCTATGCCTGGTGATAAGTACAAGTTCAACGTTGAGTATTTTACCCGTACTCAGCCTGTTGAAACTTCTGCTTATACCAGGTTGCGTGAATATTTTGATTTCTATGCTGTTCCGTTGCGTCTTCTTTGGAAGTCTGCGCCTTCCGTACTGACTCAAATGCAGGATATCAATCAGATTCAGGCTTTGTCTTTGACCCAGAATTTGGCTCTTGGTACTTATTTACCTTCTTTACCTCTCTCATTTTTTTATCAAGCTTTGAGTAGGCTTAATGGAAATAGTGTCAATCCTGGTAATTCTTCTTCTTTAAATAATATGTTTGGTTTTAATCGTGGTGATTTAAGCTATAAGCTTTTGAGTTATCTCGGTTATGGTAATATTGTACTTAATACTCCTTCTTCTGGTAATCGCTGGTGGTCTACAACTTTAAAGAATGACACTTCTTCTTCTTCTTATACTCAGGCCTATATTCAGAATAATGTTGTGAATATTTTCCCTATTCTTGCTTATCAGAAGATTTATCAAGATTTTTTCCGTTGGTCTCAATGGGAAAATGCGAATCCTTCTTCTTACAATGTGGACTACTATTCTGGTATTAATCCTTACTTGATTTCTTCCATTCCTTCTGCTTCTGATGCTTATTGGAAGTCCGATACAATGTTTGACCTCAAATATTGTAATTGGAACAAGGATATGTTGATGGGTGTTCTTCCGAACTCTCAATTTGGTGATGTTGCTGTTCTTAATATTGACAATTCCGGTAAGCCTGATGTTGTTTTGGGATTAGGTGATAAGAATAGTACAGTAGGAGTTGCTTCTGCTATTTCTTCTAATTCGGCTTCGGTTCCTTTTTTTGCTCTTAAGGCTTCCGCCTCTAATGTTCTTCCCGTGGGTTCTACTCTTCGTGTTGATCTATCTTCGTTGAATTCTCAATTCTCAGTTCTTGCCCTTCGTCAAGCTGAAGCTCTTCAACGTTGGAAGGAAATTAGTCAATCTGGAGATAGCGACTACCGTGAACAGATACGTAAACATTTTGGTGTGAACTTGCCTCAAGCTCTTTCTAATATGTGTACCTATATCGGTGGTATCTCTCGTAACCTTGATATCAGTGAGGTTGTTAATAACAATCTTGCTGCCGAAGGTGATACTGCTGTTATTGCTGGTAAAGGTGTTGGTGCTGGTAATGGTTCTTTCACTTACACTACTAATGAGCACTGTGTTGTTATGTGTATTTATCATGCTGTTCCTCTGCTTGATTACACAATTACTGGTCAGGATGGTCAGTTACTTGTGACTGATGCTGAATCTCTCCCGATTCCTGAGTTTGATAACATTGGCATGGAGGTTCTTCCTATGACTCAAATTTTCAACTCTTCCAAGGCTTCTATTGTTAATCTGTTTAATGCAGGTTATAATCCTCGTTATTTCAATTGGAAGACAAAGCTTGACGTCATCAATGGTGCCTTTACTA